CCTTCAGCCGTTGCTCGTGCTTATCTTCCCAAAGCCGGGCAATGACGGGCTGCATGGTGTGACCCATACGCACGTTCTCGAGGTGCGAGATGTCTTCCCGCTCCATCTTGCCAAGCTTGATGGCGACGGCTTCAAAGCCGCGCCCATCGGCGACCAAGCGGCTATCGCCTGACCACCAAGCCGCGTTGCGAATAGCTGGATCGAAGTCGCTCATTTGAATTTCCCCGTGCGAATGGCTTTAAGAACGCCGTTGACTGGGCGCCCAAGCAAGTTAGCGATTTCGGAAATTGGCATGTTTTCTTTCATGGCTTGCTTCACGAGGTCTATTTCCTCCGGCGCCCAATGCTGGCGCGCACGCGGCGCGTTTGACACCAGCCGGTTGCCAATTTTGGACTGCCGGTATTCCGGCGCGTTCATAGGTTGTGGTGTGAGTTGGAATAGCGTGGGCAAAGGGGGTGAAGGCGGTGAAGGAGGTGTTGCCTCACCCTTCAAAAACTCCTGCATCTCCTTTGCGAAGGCCATGATTTCTTGAGGCGTGCCGCCCTTCTCAGCGGCCAGCTTCAGCAGTTCTTCGCGTGTCATCATCCAAACTCCACCATTTTTTCCAACAGCCGCTTGCCTTGCGGTGTCAGGCTAATGAAAACCTTGCGACGATCCTCTTTGTCGCGCGTGCGATTGATCAGCTTTTTGGCGACAAGCGCGTCACAACTGCGAGATATGCAGGGAGCCGAGACATTCCCCAAGTCCGCCAAGTCCTGAACCAACAACGGTTCGTTCAACATGCCGAGATTAGTAATGATCTCGATGCAAGTCGCGTTCATGTCGGCAATGCGAATAGCCTGATTGACCAACGCGACACGTTGACGGGGGGTCATTGATCCCTCCCAATCACAGGTGCCAGCCGTGCGGCAAGCGTTTCCACCGCAGCGTCAAGCGTTTCGCTATTGGCTACGTCCTCCAAGGCTTGCAGCATCCCGGCCCTCGCCCCCTCGGCAAACCAGCGATACCGCTCCCGAGCGCGAGCAACTTGTTCATCGCGTTCAATCTCGCGCTGCATCTCCTTCCACTCCGCGTCAGTCATAGCGATGTTTCCTCTCACGCTCTTGATAGGTGTCGTCAGCCCAGTCCCAGGCCAGCGCGCTGATGTCAGAACAGGCATCTTCGCAGGCATTGGACAGGCCATAGCGACCATTCAGGATGGCGCGCACCGGGCCATGTTCGGCCTGTAAATATAGCTGCCGCATCTTGGCGCTGAAGGTCGCAACCTCCTCCAAAGCCTCAAGCAAGATGCTGATTTCAGGGTGGGATTTAGCGTGAGTAATTAACTCATTGCGACACTTTGCCACATAGAATGGCTCGGGAAGCCGTCGCTCTGTCGGTTGATCCGGCAACAGGTTTAGTGCCATTTGCGTTGTCCTTTCGTCTAAACGGCAATGTAAATGGAACACAATGTTAGGCGATTCGCAAGAGCAAAAACGAATTGACATGAAAAATAATGAATGTATGCTGCCTCAGTCAGAAGCAAAGTGAGTCACATGGACCAACAGATAACAATTCGCGTCCCGGCGCAGCTAATGGACATTCTGCATGAGGTGGCGAGGATCGAGGATCGAAGCCTGAACAAAGCCATTCTCCTCCTGTTGAGGTTTGGCGCTTGGGAATGGCTCGACCAGAAACGGAACATGCCAACCGTGGGGGAATTGATCGAGAGAAAGATTCAGACCCTACGCCCATCGAGGAAGGCGATAGCGGATGAGCAAGAGTAACGCTTGGATGCCGCTCTACGTTGGCGACTATATGCGTGATACCTTGCATTTGGACGCCACCGAGCATGGCGCTTATCTCATGCTCATCATGCACTACTGGAACACCGGGCCAGTAAGGGATGATGACCGGGCATTGGCAAACATCACACGCGCGGGCGTGCAATGGCCGCAAATCGCCCCAACCATTCGGGCTTTCTTTACCTCTGAAGGCGGCTTCCTGAGACACAAGCGCATTGACGCCGAACGCGCCAAGTCAGCCGACCTGTCCGACAAACGACGCGCCGCCGGCCAAGCCCGCCAAAGCAAAAGCATAGCAAGTGCTGAGCAAGTGCTGAGCACACGCTTAGCAAGTGCTGAGCAATTGCACACACAATCACAATCACATTCACAATCACATATACATTCACATATACAGTCACCATCACAGCTAGAAATAATTCCGCCGTTAAGTCGGCTGACGCCGAAGCCGCGCGCAAAGCGCGCTGAAGTGTTTGATCGAGACTTTGAGGACTTCTGGGCGGCATACCCGCGCAAGGTCGCTAAAACCGACGCTAGGCGGGCTTGGGACAAGGCCATGGGGGTCACTACCCCGGAGGCCATTGGAGCCGCTCTACGGGCCGCAAAATGGTCGGAAGACCCCAAATTTATCCCGCACCCCTCAACATGGCTGAACCAGGGGCGATGGGATGACGAGGCCCCCCAAGTAATCCTTCGGGAGCGCCCTGAAGATATTCTCGCAGCAGCCCAAGAAAGTGACGAGCAATGGTAACCGCCCTGCCCCACAATCCGCGCGAGCGCACGGTCAAGGCTTGGCTGCGCGCCCTTCACGCGCGTTGCAACGTCAACGCCCTGGAGCCGCAGCACGACGCCTATGCGGAAAACCTTTACGACATGATCGGCCAGTTTGGCCGGGACTACTTCAGCCAAGATTCTTACCGTTGGGTCGCCACCGAATGCCCAAAGGGCGCCCCCAATGCCGCGCAGCTTATCGCCCTGCTTACTCAATGGGGGCGAGATCACGACCTTCAAACCATGAGCAGCGAGGCGCGCGCCTATGTCGCCAAGTTTGAAGCGCGCTGGAGCGAAGGCGCCGACAAGGACATGATCATATCCATTGCCCGGCGCTACTACCCGCGCGAGGCATGGGCCGAAATCAGACGTAAGTTTGCCATCCCTGACCCTGACAAGCGTGAGGTCATGACCGACGAAGAACGCGCGGCCACACGTGATAAATTCGCGCAATTTAAGGCCGAATTTCAGGCCAACATGGAAGCCAGAGAGCAGGGAAAGCCCTTGCCCTTCCCGCCCAAAATGACCGACATCGCCGACGAAAACACCACAGAAGACCCGCGCGAAGCCGCGCGAACCGGGAAGCGTTATCGCCCCGTTCATCGGAAACAAACATAAAAAGACCCCGACACGTGAGCGCCGGGGCCAGTTGGGACAGGGAAAACAAATCGAAAGGACCCCATCAGCCTAAAAGGGCTGTCCGCCCAGGTCAATATCTTTCCGCACAGGCTTGGGGCGGAAGGGTTCTTCCAGCGCGTAAAGGCGCCGTTCAAGGTCGGCAAGGTCGCGCTGCAAGCGCCACCACTCTGCGCTGTCAGGGTGGCATTGCCTGAGAAACTCCAACCTCACGGCTATCCGCGCGCGTAGCATGGCCGGGGTTTCCGGCAAGGGCTTTGTGGGTCGCACTAACATGGCGCAACCCTCCGCAGAAACCACCACAAGGCCGGGGCTTCATCCTGCCTTTCCAAGCGCAACGCCTCGGCAGCGCGCTTATCCCACAGGGTCGCAATGGGCATGGGGGGCTTACACCCCCCGCGCCAAACTGTTACTTGCCACATTGCGCTGCGCCCCCCTTGGCCTTGGCGATAGCCGCGCGGCATATGCCCTGAATGGTGGCGATAACGTCGTGGTCGTCGTCATCGCGCGATGATTCGGCCATGATATCTTGCAGCGCCGCAAGCATGTCTGGCGCCGTCGCGATTAGCCGGGCATTCGCCCGCGCCATGTGCGCCGCTTCGGCGCTATTGCCCCCAAGGCATAGCGCGATTGTGTGGCCGTGCGCCGATACTTCGCGCATCTCCCAGCCTGTAGCGGCCCATGGGCCGGGCGTGTGTTGTGTCATGGTTCACGCCTCCCAACAGGCGGTTTTGTTAGGGCAGCGCGAAAGCCCCAGAAATCGCGCATATTGTCGGCGCGCGTCTGCCTCATTGTTCGCCCAAAATTGCGCGGCATATGGGCCAAAGCCCGGCGCGATGAGACTGAAAAGTATCATGGTTCACGCCCCCTTCGCCATGACGAAACAATAGCCGGCATTGCCGGGAAGCGCCCCGCCGGCGAGCACGGGATAGCCAATGGCTTCACCCCAGCCCAAGCGATCCGCAAGCGCGCGCGCAGCTGCCGCATGGTTTTCGTCAGGATTAAGCGCGTAATCCCAGGCTATCACAATGCGGCCAGCATCCGCTTTGGCCGATACGCGCGACCCCTTGTGATTAGTCGGGCCGTGGTATTTTGTCACAATGGCTTGAAGCATAACGTGTTTCCCTTTGTTGGCGGTATCGCCGCCGCATGACGCCACAATGACGCCATGGGGAGGCGGGGCCGTAGCCCGCGCCGTTCAATAATCCCCATTCACAATGGCGCTTAGTTCCGCATCCAGCGCCAGCGCATATTCAAGGCCGGGTTCAATGCAAGCGCCCTCGCGTGCCGAGCGCCGCAAGCGCCTGATAGCGCGTTCCGTAGCATCGAAACGCCCATTGATAGGCCAAAGATGGCTTTCATCCTGTCGGCGGAATAGGCGGTTTATCTCTGTGATATTGGCGCGGCCTTCATAGCGTTCTGCGCGTTCTGCGATTTGGTATGGCGTAAGCATGATCAATCCTCCCCATAATGAACCATGATTGGTTCAGAAAAGCGCAGCGTAAACTGCGCTTGCCAGAACTAACCAATGAGAAGCCAAAGCAAAAGCACCACAAAGAAAGAACCGATTAGGAAGGAATCGCGGTCAGTCATGACGCCACCTGTGCTTGCCATTCGCTCCAAATGCCTTCCATGACTGCATTAGCGGAGTGATCGCAGACCAACTCCTCTGCACTATTGCCCCAAACCAGATAGAAAATGCCGACCTTTTCGCCAGAAGCATTACGCAAGATAAGATGATCTTCTGACGTAGTGCAAAGAACAGAAAGAATATCGTGCAGCGAAGTAGAGCGCCTTAGAACCCATTCGCAGCCATCATTAACGCTTACTTCATAGCCCTTCTTCAAAATAAGACTAACCAAGCTGCGCGCCGCCTTGGCTTCATCTAGTGATGCGTTTGATATTATCGTCATAATAATGTCTCCCGAAGCGTGATTGCTTCATCTGTAAATTACACTATTAGATTGTGGCAAAATTATGTTCTTTATGCACAATCACATTAAAAGCGTGTAATGCACTACATACAATATATATATACCTATACATCTGAATACCTATTCATATGTCATAGATGTTAATGGGTAATGTTATATTATAACGCTTGCCAGGCAAACAAAGCTGGATGATAGGCTCCGCCCCCGCGCTGTAAATATCAAATGGGGTCGGGGTCGCCCTGTGATGACACGCTACTGCGCGCCATGGCAGGCAGCTTGTGGCAGGGCTTGGGCTTGGGCATGGGCAGGGTTCGGCCAGCGACAGCCAGCGGCGGACCTTCGCAGGGCCAGGGGGGTGGGTAGGCGCGTGCACCCCAACTGGCTCCCCCCATAGAAAAAAACTGGTTTTCTTGCTTTGTTAATGTTACAACGTTTACGCGGGAGGTATGATTGTTATGGATATGGATAAGTTGAATCGTGTTTGTGCGATGTATGCGTCTGGTCAGACGGTGAAGGTTATTGCGTCTGATGTTGGTGTGAGCAGCAACACGATATGGTTATATTTACAGCGTGCGCGTGAGATGGGTGATGTGAGGGCTAGGCATCGTCGTGTGCGTGGTGATGCTGTGGTGAAGGTGTTGGCTGATTCGTTTGAGTCTGCTGATGGTGGTTTTTTGGGTTGGGATGATTTTAGGATGTTGTTGTGGGCTGGTCGTGATGTGCCGGCGACGTGGCGTACTGTGGTGAGGGTTGGGATTACTGATTGTCGGAAGCGTTTTGGTTTGGATATTGTGCATGATCGTGTGCGCAAGGGTTATAGGTTGGTGAGATGAGTTTTGACCTGAGGAAGTTTTATCGGTTTTGTGCGCAGTTACAGATTGAGACCAAGGAGAAGGGTCTTCAGCGTTTGGGTAGTTTGTTGGGTACTCAGACGTATGTGATGGGTGAGATTGCGAGGGGTTTGGAGGATGGTGCGCACCATTATGTGATTTTGAAGGGTCGTCAGTTGGGGATAACGACGATTAGTTTAGCGTTGGATTTGTATTGGGTTTTTACGCATCCTGGTTTGGGTGCGACGTTAGTGACGGACACGGAGGAGAACCGTGAGATGTTCCGTTCGACGTTGGGTATGTATCACGAGCATTTGCCCAAGGAGTTTAAGATTCCTGTTGATGGGCATAATCGCAATCAGATGGTGTTGAGGAATCGGTCCCGGCTTTTTTATCAAGTGGCTGGTTTGCGGGCCAAGGGGAGTTTGGGGCGTGGTAAAGCCATTACTTATTTGCACGGCACGGAAACGTCTTCGTGGGGGGATGAGGAGGGTTTGGCGAGTTTGTTGGCTTCGTTGGCTGAAACCAACCCCGACAGGCTGTATATGTTTGAGAGCACGGCGCGCGGCTTCAACATGTTCCATGATATGTATGTTACCGCCAAGCGTGCGCGGACGCAGCGTGCGATATTCTGTGGTTGGTGGCGGAATGAGTTCTATTCTGCGGACCCAGAATCGGCGGTGTACAAGACTTATTGGGATGGTCGATTGACGCCGGAGGAGCGTGAGTGGACGCGCGATATTAAGAAGTTATATGGCGTGGAGATTAATTCGCGTCAGATGGCGTGGTGGCGTTGGAAGTTGGCGGAGGGGATACGTGATGATGCTTTGATGTATCAGGAGTTCCCGCCGACTGAGGACTATGCGTTTGTTATGACGGGTACGTCGTTCTTCAGTAATGCGCGTTGTACGGATGCGATGAAGGAGGCGAAGAAGGATGTGCCGGCGTATTATCGTTATGTGATGGGTGCGACGTTTGCGGATACTGAGGTGATTAAGTCGCAGGAGCGTTTAGCGACGTTGAAGATTTGGGAGGAACCTATTGATACGGCTTATTATGTCATTGGTGCGGACCCTGCTTACGGTTCTTCTGATTGGGCCGATAGGTTTTGTCTTTCTGTGTTTCGTGTTTACGCGGATGGGATGGAACAGGTTGCGGAGTTTGCTACGTCGGAGTTGAATACTTATCAGTTTGCTTGGGTTATTGCGCATTTGGCTGGTGCTTATCGGAACAGTACTTTGAATTTGGAGGTGAATGGTCCTGGGCAGGCGGTGATTAATGAGTTGCGTAATTTGAAGCGTCAGGCGGCGTCGTTGGGTGGGCCGCAGGGCAAGGACTTGATGAATGTATTGGGTCACATGCAGAATTATATGTGGCGCAAGAATGATAACCTTGGTGGCATTACAAACAGTATTGGTTGGTTGACGACGGGTCCGTCCAAGGAGCGGATGTTGAATTACATGAAGGATTACTTCGAGCGTGGGATGATGCGCGTTCGCAGTGTTGATACGATTGAGGAGATGAAGTCTATTGTGCGTGATGGCGGGTCTATTCAGGCTGGTGGTCGCGGCAAGGATGATCGTGTGATTGCGACTGCGTTGGCTTCGGCTGCTTATGCGGAGCAGTTGTGGCCGCGTTTGGTGCAGATGAAGATTACGCGCGAGAACAACCGCGCTCAGGACAATATGCGTCCGGAGGATGTGCAAGGTTCTCGTGCGGTGAGTACGTATCTGAAGAGGATAGGGTTGTATTCATGACGCCGGAGAAGTTTGATCGTTATTTGCAGTTGGCACGTTCAACTGTTTATTCGGAGCCTGAAGATGGAAACTTCCACAACGCGCTTATCGCAGAAGCCGTGCGCGCATTTATCCCACTATTCGGTTTGCCGGATACTCCCTTCGTGCTTGATGCGGGATGTGGCCCCGGCGTCTTCATGGACGAAATGCGGAGTGCCGGCTTTCAATCTCTCTGGGGGGTGACGTTGAGTGAGGAGGATGTTGCTGCGTGTCGTGCCAAGGGACATGGGTGCACGTTGGGTGACATTTCTGACCTTGATGACTTGAATGACTCGGTGGATTTGGTTTGGTGCCGGCACGCGATTGAGCACAGCCCTTATCCGTTGTTCACGCTGTATGAGTTTAACCGGGTGTTGAGGGTTGGTGGTGGGTTATATGTGGAGGTGCCGGCGCCTGCGTTGCCGCGTGGTCACGAATGGAACCCCAATCACTATTCGATCCTTGGGCCGCACATGTGGGTAGCTTTGATGCAGCGTGCCGGGTTTGAGGTTTTTGACACGCGCGAGATTAGGTTGGAGTTGCAGCAGGGGGACCAGAAGGTGCCGGAGTTGTTTTATGCGTTCATGGCGAAGAAATGTCGGTCTATAGCAAGCGCGAACTGAAGGAGCGCATGGGGCGCTTTATTGCTGACCCCAATCGCGGGATCAGTTTGACGTTGTTTTGTGAGTTGTGTGGGTTCAGTGAGCAAAGCCTGCGCAATATCTTTGTTAAGGGCACGGCTGATTTGAGTGAGGTGTATCAGATCAGGGTTAGTCGTGTGTTAAAATCGTGGGAGGACGGGGAGATTGCGGTCATGCAGGGCCGGTACAACACTCGTTTTGCCGAGTATCGTAAGCAGCCGCGTTTGCGTTTGGCCCGCAGTTGGGGGTTGAAGATGACCTCGGAGGGGT